GAGATGGACGTGACGATTTCGGTGGGCTTGGGCGTTGGCAACAAGATGGAGCGCATCGCCGAGGCGGATGGTGTGCTGGAGACGATGGCTGGCCTTCAGGAGACGCCATTCGCTTATCTGGTGGGGCCGGAGCAGGCGCACGCGGCCCTGAAGCGCAAGTTCAACGCTGCTGGCATCAAGAACGCGGACGAGTATCTGCTTGACCCGGCGCAGGTTCAGCCGCCGCAGCAGTCCAACCCGGAAGAGATGAAGGCGCAGGCTGAGATTCAAGCCAAGCAGGTCGAGCTTCAGATGAAGCAGCAGGACCAGCAGGCGGCGATGGCGATGAAGCAGGAAGAGGGGGCGATGAAGCTCCAGCTCGCCCGCGAAGAAGCCGCCGCGAAGCTGCAACTGGAGCGCGAGAAGGCGCAGCAGGAGGCAGTGCTGGCTGAACAGAAGTTCCAGGCCGAAATCTCGCTGGCTCAGCGCAAGATGGAGATCGAGGCCGAACTGGCGAAGGAAAATGCTGCCCGCCAGCATGAGGTTGCGATGAAGGCGGCGGACGCGAAGATCAGCAGCAACCGTCCGGGCGGGGATCTGAGCAAGTGAACGCTGACGAGCGTCGCGCCCGTGCTGCCCGTGTTCGTGAATTGCTTGATGACGCCGACGTGAAGGACGCACTCGCCGGGATCGAAGCCGATCTGGTGGGCGAATGGAAGCGCTCGCAGACGACCGAGGAGCGCGAGAATTGCTGGCGGGCACTCAACATCATGGAGCGGCTGCGGACCTATCTCACGAGCTGCGCAAGCTCCGATCTGACGGCGCTTCGCCGGGCGAAATAACCCACCACGAAAGGTAATTTATGAGCACCGACACCGGCCAGCCAGGCTTGGCACCGGAAAACGTCGCGCTTGCTGACGCAGCGAACGCTTTCAAGGTTCATTTGGGCCAGATCCCCGCGCCTGTCGCGCGCGATGAGGGTGGCCGGTTTACCTCCACTGCGGCGCAGGAGGAGGCTGAAGAGATCGAAGCCCAGGACGAGGCGCAAGCCCTGCCCGAAGCCGAGGAAGATGTGGAACAGCAGGAAACGGAAGAGGCAGCCGATGAGGCCCAGCCTGACGCCGTGGACATGCCCGCATCGTGGAGCAAGGAAGACGCAGAGGCTTGGGCCGCACTGCCACCCGAAGCGCAGGCGAAGATCGCCGAACGCGAGGGACAGCGCGAAGCCGCCGTCAACCAGAAGTTCCAGGAAGCCGCCAACGCACGCAAGGCATCAGAGGCCCAGCTTGCCGAGGCAAACGCCAACCGTGAAAAATACCGCGACGCGATCGATCAGGTGCTGAGCCTGGTTACTCCGCAGCGGCCCGATCCCACTCAATTCGGGTTGGGGACCGGGGAATATGACCGTGAGAGCTACGACCTCGCCGTGCTTCAATATGAGCAGGCGCAGTCGATCGTAACGAGCCTCCAGCAGCAGCGGGAAGAGATTTCCGCCCAGCAGGCACGGGAGGAAGAGGCGGCCCGCAAGGCTGCGCAGGACGAGATTGAGCGCATTGCATGGCCGCGTTTTGTGGCCGATGTCGCTGAAATGGCGGACCCCGCAAAGGCCCCCGTCAAGTTCCGCGAGATCGTCCAATACGCTGTCTCGCAAGGTATCCCAGAGGCCGTTTTCACCGATCCGCAGGTGTCCAAGCATCTGACCTCACCCGAGCTGCACATGGCTTGGAAGGCGATGATGTTCGACCGCCAGCGGGAGGCCGCAAAGCGGATGAAGGATAACAAGCCCGCTCCGAAGCCTGCGCAACCGGCTGTCAGGCCCGGCGTCACCACGCCGCGCGCCGCGATCGAGGCAACAAAGCTCAAGGGGTCAATGGATCGGTTGACGAGAGAGGGCAGTGTCGAGGCCGGCGCTGCCGTGTTCAAGCACCTTTTCAAGGACAATAGACGATGACAAAAGTTACCTCGGCGCTCGCCACGTATGACGTGACGACCAATCGCGAAGATCTGGCTGACGCCATCTATCGCATCTCCCCCGTCGATACGCCGTTCATGTCGGCCATCCCGCGCACAAAAGCGTCGGCCGTCCTGCATGAATGGAACAACGACGCCATCGAAGCGACGAACACGACCAACGCCCGCCTTGAAGGCGATGCGCTGACCCGTGCGACCTCCGCTTCGCCGACCCGCATCCAGAACTACTGCCAGATCAGCAGCAGGGACGCGACCGTGACCGGCACCCAGCGCGCCACCAATCCGGCGGGCATCGACGACATGATGGCCTATCAGATGTCCAAGAAGAGCCTTGCGCTCAAGAAGGACATGGAAGCCATCTTGCTCGGCAACCAGGGCCAGGTCGCGGGCAACACCACGACCGCGCGCAAGCTGCGCTCGTTCAATGCGTGGATCAGCGGAAACGGTTCCCGTGGCTCCACGACCGGCGTTGACTCGACTGCTGCCACTGCGGCGGCGACCGATGCGACGGCGGGCGATCTGCGCACCTTCACGGAGGACATGCTCAAGGATGCGATCCTTGACGCGTTCACCGATGGCGGTGAGCCGACGATGGTGCTCGTGGGCGCCTTCAACAAGCAGAAGTTCTCGACCTTCACGGGTCGTTCGACTTCGCAGCAGATCGTCGGCAAGGATACCGTGCTCGGTGCGGCATCGCTGTACGCGTCCGACTTCGGCGACCTCAAGGTCGTGCCGAACCGGACGCAGCGTGCTCGCGATGCATGGGTGGTCGATCCCACGAAGGTCGCGGTTTCCTATCTGCGTCCTTTCGAGCCGCAGGAAATCGGGCGTGTCGGCGATGCTGTCACGCGGGACATCATATCGGAATATACGCTGGAGATGCGTCACGCCGATGCCCACGCCCTCGTGGCCGATCTCACCTCCTCGTAAGGTTTCTCCTTTCCCTTACGACAACTGCGGGGCTGCCTTCGGGTGGCCCCGTTTCTTTTGGGGTATGCCATGGCAACGCTCTACGTCTCATATTTCGGTAGCGTGGATAAGCTGGTCGCGGGCGATCCGATCAAGACGGAAACCGTCACCACGTCCACGGAATCCGCCGCAACTGGTGAGATCCCTGATGGCGCGGTGATAGCGTCGCTGTTCTCCGATACCGCGCATTATGTGACGATTGGCACGGACACACCAACGGCCGCGATCACGAACAGCTTCTACCTGCCTGCGAACCAGATGCGCGAACTGCGCACGTTCAACGGTCATGGGGCCGCCCGCAAGATTGCGGCGATCACGCTGGCATGAGCAAGTCGGCGCTTCTCGATCTTATCCCGGATAGTCGGCGCAAGCTGATCTATCACGAGGAGGACGGGCGGACCTATGTCGAGACGCGGCAGGATGTTTCGCACATCGAGAAGGCCGCCGCTATCCTTGCTGATCAGCCTCCCGGCAAGGACTTCCGACACGCCGCCTACATTCCGGAAACTGTGCTGACCCAGGCCTTCAACGAGGGCTGGTTCCACGATCCGAAGGCCTGGAAACGCTGGGCGAATGACCCGGTGAATGAAAAATTGAGAACGTGGAAGGGACGACTTTAGTGAAGATAGCGATCTGCATTCCGGCTTACGGCGCTACCTGCGCCAAGTTCACGCAATCGCTCGCCAACATGCTCATCCACTTCATGTCGGCGAACATCACGACGCCGGATGGCACGCCGATCAAGCGCGAAGTCGAGGTGATCATGGTGTCCTGCTCGATGCTGACGGAAAGCCGTCACAAGCTGGTGGCAGAGGCGCTGTTCTGGGGCGCGGACTACATGCTCTGGCTCGACGCCGATCATGTATTTCCCCCGGACACGCTGGCGCGGCTCTGGTCGCGCAACAAGGCTGTGATCGGCTGCAACTATGCCCGCCGCTGCACGCCGACCGCTCCCACCGCCGTCTCGCATGTGACGGACGATCTGGGGGAGGACCACAAGAACCTCGTCTACACGACACGCGAGAAGGTTGACGCCGATCTCGTGGAAGAGGTCGATCATATCGGTTTCGGCGTGTGCCTGATCGACATGCGGATATTCGACGTGCTCGAAGCGCGGGCCGAAGAGAAGGGCGAGAAGAACTTTCTCCCCCTGTTCCGCTTCGAGACCGCTGAGAATGGCGTCGGCGTGATCGGGGAGGACGTGTTCTTCTTCAAGAAGATCCGTGACGCCGGGATCAAGGTTTATTGTGACCACGCCCTGAGCTGGGAAGTCGGTCACATCCACGAGCAGATCATCACCAACGCGCACGCCAATGTGCAGCGCGAAAAGTGGGTTGAGAAATCGAAGGCCAGCGTCCGCCGATATGAAGACAAGGCGGACGACATCGAAAGGTCTGCGGCATGACGATCGCGATCCTTCCCGTCAGCGTCACGGAACTATCGACCTATGGCGGTCTGGTGGATGCCGTGGGGCGCTGGCTGAAGGATACCGGGCTTGAGGACAGGATAACCGACTTCATCGCGCTGGCGGAGGCGCGCTTCAATCGCGTGCTCCCGGTTTCGGCCCGCGAACTGACGACCACGCTTTCGACAACCGGCGAAGTGCTCGATCTTCCGGCAGACTTCAGCAAAGCCCGCGCGGCCTATCTCGACACCGACCCGCGCCGTCCGCTGGAGCAAGTCTCGCCGTCGGTGCTGCGGACGCGCTATGGCGTGCAGACGACCGGCGTTCCACAGGCCTATGCGCTCATCGCGGGGCAGATGGTGCTCGGTCCTGCGCCGGATGACGAATATGACCTGATCCTCACCTATGAAGCGACGATCCCCTCGCTCAACAGCGCATCGCAATCCAACTGGCTGAGCGTCGCACATCCCGACATCTACCTCTACGGCACGCTGGTTCAGGCTGAAGCCTATCTATGGAATGATGAGCGAGTAACGCTCTGGAAGGTCGCGCTCGACGAGGCGATGGCCGAACTGATCGGATCGAGCAACCGCAACCGCTATGGGGCAGCCCCGCTGCAGATGCGTTCGTCGGTGATCGAAGTCATCTAGTGCGCAAGGTCCTGCCGTTCGGCCCCTGGGAGCCGGACAAGCCTCCTCACCTGCTCGACGGGCTGGTGGTGGCGCGCAATGTCTACGCCGGGCCTAACGGGTATCGCCCGGTCAAGACGCTCACGGCGGCCACGGACGCGCTTCCTGAGGCGTTCAGGGGCGGCGCGGCATTCGTGGCCACGGACGGCACCGCAACGCTCCTGGCGGGCACTGCGACGGACCTGTATCAATATACGGCGGGGGCATGGGTATCGTTGCTGGGCTCGCTCACTCTTGGGGCGGACGATCGGTGGAGATTCGCCCAGTTCGGCGACCTCGCAATCTGCGTCAATGGCGACGCAATCGAGAAGGTCGACCTGCTCACCGGGACGCAGGCACCGCTTGGCGGTTCTCCTCCTACCGCCTCGATGGTCACGGTGGTGCGGGATTTCATGGTGGTCGGCCGCGCCGATGGCGACCAGTCGATGGTGCAATGGTCGGCCTTCAACGATGCCGAGGGATGGACGCCGGGGACGGATCAGTCCGGATTTCAGCCGATGCTCACCGGGGGCGCGGTCATGGGGTTGGCCGGCGGTGAATATGGCGTGATCCTGCAACGCCGCCGGGTCGTGCGGATGAGCTATCTCGGCGTCGAGCCGTGGTTCCAGTTCGACGAGATTTCGGCGAATATCGGTTGCGTATCGGCGGGGAGCGTCGCCCAGGCCGGGCGGATCGTTTTCTTCCTGTCCGATCGCGGCTTCATGATGTGCGACGGCTCTGATGTGAAGCCGATCGGCGTCGAGCGGGTTGACCGGACATTCTTCGCGTCATATCCGCGTTCGGACCTGAAGAATATGTACGCGGCGGTTGATCCGCAGAATACGCTCGTGATGTGGTCAATGCCGGGTGGGCGGATATGGGCCTATAACTGGACGCTTGATCGATGGTCTGACATCGCGACGAACGTGTCAGCCGTATTCGAGGGCTTCACGGGCGACACTTCGTTGGAAGAGTTGGACG